ACCCCGACGTGACCACGGTGATCATCTCCGCCAACGGCAGCCAGGGCCCGCAGGGGTTCGGCTGGCTGTCCGGCTCCGGCAGCCCCTCGGACACGGTGGGCCGCAACGGGGACTTCTACATCAACACCGCCAACCCCAACGCCCCGGTGTACTACGGCCCCAAGGCGGCCAACACCTGGACCGGCACCGGGCCGTACACCTTCAGCTCCTCCGGCGTGTCCTCCGTCGCGGCGGCCGACACGTCCATTGTGGTGGGCGGCACCGCCTCGGCCCCCACGCTGAAGACCGGCACCCTGGACGTGATCGCCTCGGTGCACCCCCCGGCGGCTGACTGGTCCAACAACAGCCACAAGATCACCTCGCTGGCCAACGGCACGGCGGCCAGCGACGCGGCGGCCCGCATCCAGGTGCCCGGTGTCGAGTGCACGTTTGTGGTCACCGACCCCGCGTACGGGGCCAAGGGCGACGGCCAGCAGGTCAACGACGGTGCCATGACGGCCGGTTCGGCCGTGCTCACCTCGGCCAGCGGCAAGTTCGCCTCCACCGACGTGGGCAAGCCGATCATGGTCAAGGGGGCGGGCACCACCCACACCACCACGCTGGTGACCACCATCGCCAGCTACCAGTCCGCCACCCAGGTCACGCTGAGCGCCACCAACGCCTCCGGCGGCAACGTGACCGGCGCGCTGGTGTTCTGGGGCACCGACGACACCACCGCGATCAACAACACGGTCACGGCGGCGGTCGCCTACGCCCAGACGCACGGCGGCCTGGCCCGGGTCTACTTCCCGGCCGCCGCCAAGCAGTTCTACGTCATCGCGGGCCCGCTGCTGCACACCGGCAGCGGCAACGCCCAGATCCCGCTCCCGGTGGTGGCCACCACCGCCAACAAGGTCACCCTGATCTTCGAGGGCGTGGCCGAGGGCGCGGCCCCGTTCCAGCACTGGCAGCAGACGGTGGTGCAGACCACCGGCTCCACGCTGATCAGCTTCGGGGTCTACGCCACCCCGAGCGCACAGACCACGGACATCAACACCAACGGCAACCCCTCGGTGATCGGCGGCCCCACCCCGCCCAACGGGTACGGCATCTCGCCCGGCGTCTTCTCCAACATCCTGCCGGTGATCCGGAATTTGTCCATCCGCACCACCCACTCGGCCGAGGGGCTGACCTGGGGCGCGTGGGACTTCTTCGGCTGCTCCCAGGGCGTGCTGGAGAACTTCACCTACGGCACCTGCGGCACCGTGGCGGGCAACGACTACGCCAATCCGAACATCTTCGGCACCGGCCTGTCCTACGGCGGCCTGATGCCCGCCCCGGGCAACAACGACCTGGTCCTGATGAAGAACGTGACCTGCCAGGGCGGGTACACCTTCTCGGCCGCCCTGACCGAGCACCTGAACGCCATCCGGTTCTCGGTGATCGGCTGCTTCGCGGGCATCGTGCCAGTGGGCAACTACGCCAACAGCGTCGGCTCGGTGCACGCGCTCACGTTCGACCAGGTCAACGTGGAGAACTGCAACACCACCATCTACGTGATCGGGGCCGGGTCCGGCGGTGTCGGCCCGTACCTGCGCGGCACCCTGTCGGTGGAGGGCTCCCCCTCCATGACCGACAACTCCGGCGGCACGGCGCTGAACGCGCTGCTGGGGGAGCTGTGGGTGTTCGGCCTGTACGACACCACGGCGCTGAACGTGGCCCACCCCACCGGCCTGAAGCTGAAGTCCGGCAGCCAGGGTTACGTGGCCAAACCCATCACCAACAGCAACAGCCCGTACACGGTGTCCCTGATGGACGAGACGGTCCAGATCGACGCCACGGCGGGCAACGTGGTGGTGAACCTGCCGTCCTCGTCCTGGACCCCGAATGTCTACACGTTCGTGCGGCTGGACAACAGCGCCAACACCGTGACGATCACCGCCAACGGCACCGAGGTGATCAAGAGTGTGGCCAACCGGGCGGGCGCGACCACCTACGCCATGCCCACTGGCTACAGCATCCTGACCATCTTCCCGGCGCGGGTCTCCAGCGTCTGGAGCTGGTACCAGAAGTAACCAATTCGACTGCCAGTACGGCCAGTTGGAGCCCGCCACGTTCACGCCTCCCCCTCCAGGGCTTCCGTGGAGGGTACACGATCCGAAAGGTCGATTGCGCATGTTCACCCAGGCAGACAAGCACGTCGGACCGAACGATGTTGTCTACGGACGGCCACGTGCCCTGCCCACGGTGCTCCTGTGCCACGCCACCGCCGCGTTCTGCGGCCGGTTCTGGATCGCCAACACCTGGGACGAGTACGAGCAGGCGCAGACCGGCCGCCAGCTCCACGAGACCCTGTGCGACTCACTGCCCAAGCTGGAGGTGCCCCGGTGATCCCACTGCCCTGGACCACCATGTGCCCGCAGGGTTCCCAGTGGTCGCAGTCGTTCCAACTCACCAACGACGACGGTTCGTTGCAGGATCTGACCGGCAAGACCTTCACGTTCACGCTGCGCACCTCGCCCCGGGCCACCTCGGCCGCCGTCCAGGTCACCAGCACGGCCAGCACCGCGTCCGGCTACATCACGGTGATCCTGGCCACCTCCACGGTCCAGGTGGTGCTCACCTCGGCCGCCACCCTGACGCTGGCGGCCGGGGACGTGTACTCCTGCGCGCTGTGGGAGGACCAGAACCTGTCCGACCAGACGGCCCTGGTGGTCGGCAACTTCTACGTCCAGCCCGTGGCGGTCCCGGCGTGATCGAACGCGAGCTGACCGAGGCCGAGAAGGCCGACGCCCGGGAGCTGTTCGAGGGGCGGGTGGACGGGCGCACCGCCTGCCAGCACTGCGGCGGTATCCACGCCCACGTGGTCGGCCTGCCGTCCGGCTGGCAGCCGTGCCCGCGCATCCGCAAGATCGAACGCCACACCGACGGGGCGATCATCGCGGTGGAGTACTGGCCGAACGGGGCCTGGGAGGCGGACGTGATCTTCCCGGGCCACGTCTACGACGTGGACGACGACACCGACACGAGGGGGTGACACCATGGCGCGCGGCTCCATCATCCGAGCGGCCAAGTCGATTCCGGGCGGTGCCCGGCCGACCCCGGCCCCGCAGACCATGGCGGCCCCCTACCAGGGGAGCGTCTCCCCGCTGGCGGCCCAGCTGGACTCCGGCGGTGCCGCCGGGACCTGGGGCGGTGCCTACCAGGGCTACCTGCCCCGGCCCAGCGACGACTTCACCAACGGGGCCTTCGGCCCGTTCTCGCCCATCCTGCCCGTCCCGGTGGACGCGCCGGAGCCGGGCACGGAGTTCCCCGATCCCCGCCTGTACGAGTACCAGGTGGGCTGGAACCTTCCGGTCGGCCAGCCCGGCTCGGAGGGCATCAAGCTGGCGGACTTCAACACGCTGCGCACCCTGGCCGACGTGTACTCGGTGGCCCGGGCCTGCATCCAGCTGCGCAAGTCCGAGATCCGGGCGATCGAGTGGGACATCCTGCCCACCACCGACGCGTCCAAGGCGATGCGCTCGGACCGGGCGGCCATGAAGGACTTCGGCTCCCGGCGCGCCGAGGCCATGAAGTTCTTCAAGCGCCCAGACCCGGATTTCTTCTCCTGGAGCACGTTCATCGACGCGTTCTTGGAGGAGGTGTTCGTCTTCGACGCGCTGTCGCTGCTCATCCGCAAGAAGTGGATGAAGGGCAAGGGGAAGGGCCTGCTGGGCTCGGACCTGGACAGCCTGTCACTGATCTCCGGCCCGACCATCCGGCCGTTGCGGGACATGCACGGTGCCACGCCGCGCCCCCCGGCCCCGGCCTACCAGCAGTACCTGTACGGCGTCCCCCGCTGCGACCTGATGACGCTGATGCGGGACCAGGACATCGAACAGGGCGACCTGGCCGGGGCGGAGCTGGGCCAGTACAAGGCCGACCAGCTGCTGTACCTGCCGATGGTGCCCCGGCGCTGGACGCCGTACGGCTTCCCGCCCATCGAACGCGCCCTGGTGCCGGTGATGTCCGGCCTCCAGAAGCAGGGGTTCCAGCTGGACTACTTCCGGGAGGGCACCGTCCCGGCGGTGTACATCTCGCCTGGTGCGGTCAACGCCAACATGACCCCGAACCAGATCCGGGAGTTGCAGGACGCGCTGAACGCGATTGCCGGGGACCCGGCCTGGAAGCACAAGATCATCGTGCTGCCCGCTGGTTCCGAGGTGCTCCCGCAGCGCCAGCAGCAGCTGGCCGATCAGTTCGATGAAGTCGTGATGAACCAGGTGTGCATGGCCTTCGATGTCATGCCCGCCGAGCTGGGCATCATGCCCAAGGTGTCCACCACGGCCTCCCCCGGCGCGGCCAACCAGATGTCCAAGATGACCCAGGGTGTGCACGAGCGCAAGGCCACCAAGCCGACCCTGACGTTCATCGCGGACATCATGAACACCATCCTCCAGGAGGTGTGCGGCCAGGACGACATGCGGTTCATGTTCGAGGGCCTGGAGGAGGAAGAGGACGAGGCCGCCAAGACCGAGATGATCGTGGCCCAGGTCAGCGCTGGCCTGCTCAGCATTGACGAGGGACGCGAGGAGCTGTCCAAGCAACCCTGGGGGCTGCCGGAGACCTCGGACCCCGGCTGGGCCACGCCCACGGGCGGATTCGTGCCGCTGCCGGAGGCCACCGTGGCCCGGCAGACCAACCTCGCGGCCGGGCCGGTGATGAACCTGCCGCCCGGGGCCAAGGTGCCGCCTCCGGCGCAGCCGGGTCAGCCCGGGCAGCCCCCGCAGGGCGGCCAGGGCGGCACCCCGGCCAAGCCGGGCGGCCCCAAGCCAGCGGCTCCGGCCGGTGGCTCCGCCACCCCGAACACCGGCCAGAAGCCGACCCGGACCAGCGCCGGGAACGAGGGCCAGTCCCCCGGCCACGACGCGGCCGAGGCGACCGACACGGCGGCCTCCAAGCCGCCGAAGGCGGGCAAGGGCGGCAAGGGGAAGGCGAAGGCCGGGAAGGCGTCCAAGAGCGCCCTGACCAACGCCTCTGCCGCCCGGCACCAGGCGCGCCGGGACCGGCACGTCCAGGAGGCCGTGGGCCACGTCAGCGACCGGCTGACGAGCGTGGTCCGGGACCTCACCGAGAACCGCACCACCATGCCGGAGGCGCTGGACGCCTCGGTGGCCGTGCTGGCCGACGGGTACCGCCGGGTGATGACCCGGGCCGCCCAGGACGCCCGCCGGGACCACCACCTGGGCTCCAAGGCGGTGTGGGCGGCCCTGGCGAAGGACGACGGGGACGAGGAGGACGGGGACGAGGAGGAGTACGATCCCGTCATTGAGTCGGACGCCAACTCCCGTGCGGAGGGCCAGCGTTCGTACCTGATCGGGCTCCTGGGCACCGCCCTGGCGCTCGGGGCCATCTCCGACGCCCTGTCCAACCGCATCGACCTGTACGGCAACTCGCTGAACGGGGCCTACAACGCGGCCTACGGCACCACGGTGCGCACCGAGGGCGGCGACACGTACCAGGTGATCTGGCACGTGGGAGCGGCCGAGCACTGCAAGCTGTGCCTGGACCGCGACGGCCAGGTGTTCACCTTCCACTCCCTGCCCGGCTGGCCCGGGGACGGGGAGTTCGGCGGCATCTGCCTGGGCGGCCCCAACTGCAAGTGCTCCCTGGAGTACGTGCAGGGTGGTGCCACCCAGGGCAGCTTCACCAACGAGCCGCAGGACACCGGGTACTACCAGCAGCAGCTGGCGGACATCACCGCCCGGCGCGACGAGGCCGAGGCGGCCCGGGAGGAGTTCCTGGCCACGGTGCCCGAGGCGGCCCGGGCCCGGGCGCAGAACCGGGACGACATCCGGGACGAGCTGGCCGCCCACGCCAACGCCCGCATCCGGGCGACCGGCGGCTACGGCGGGATCTCGGTGGAACCGCCGGACATCCCGGCCGGGGACGTGGCGCACCGGGTCCTCCTGGGGGCGTCCAAGTCCAAGGCCGTGTTCAGCGAACTGGCCGCCCTCCAGCGGCACTTGAACAAGGGACGGCTGCTGTCCTCCTGGGCCGCCCGGCACGTGGAGCCCACGGTCCTGGCCCGCATCGCGGAGCACATGGCCAAGGGCATGGACGCGGCAGCGGCCATCCATGCGGCCACCGCCGCGCGCCGGGTCACCATGGACGGCGTGGAACTGTGGGTGGCCGGGCCCGGCGTCACCGACACCGCGTTCATCCCGGCGGGCGGGGGCGGCTTCCAGCTGCTGCCGCACGACGGGGACGGCATCCAGTTCGACCCCGCCGACGGCCGGGTGGACGTTCAGCCCAGCAAGCCGAAGGACGGCACCGGCTCCGGCCAGACCGCCAGCGCCACCACCCGGGCCTCCGAGCCCGAGGGCGACGACGCGGCCCAGCCGGGCCGCCGGGGGCTGCCGCCGACCAACGCCCAGGCCCTTCAGGGCCCGGGCAGCGCGTCGTGGCCCTCAGGCGGGATCGGCACCGCCGTTCCCGGGGTCGGCAAGGGCTCGGTGGACCCCCAGGTGATCCTGGACCAGCTGAGCGCCAACTACCCTCCGGATTCCATCAGTTGGGTGAAGGACGCCAGCTGGGTGGGGCCGGTGGACGTGCCGAAGGACCAGATAGACCTGGACGACCGGGAGTCCTGGGCGGCCACGCACCAGCGTGACCGGGTGGAGCACTTCGTGCACCACGTCCAGGACGGGCGCAAGGTGCACCCGGCGGTCATGGTCCAGGTGCCCGGGGACGACCACCGCAAGAAGGTGGTGGACGGCCACCACCGCACCCTGGCGTACCTGAGCCTGGGCCAGGACGTACCGGCCTACGTCGGCACCGTCCCGGCCGGGGACGATCGCTGGGAGGAGACCCACTCCTCCCAGGTCCACCAGGGAGCCGACCCGGCCAACAAGGGCGACAAGACGGACGGCCCCGTGGCCGCCGGGATCGTCGTCCGGGCCGAGGACACTGGCCGCATCCTGATGCTGCAACGGGCGCTCACCGACGACGATCCGGCGGGCGGCTCCTGGGAGTTCCCCGGCGGGCGGCTGGAGGACGGGGAAGACCCGTTCGACGCGGCCCGGCGGGAGTGGTCCGAGGAGACCGGCATGCAGCTGCCGGACGGCAAGGTCACCGGTATGTGGGGTTCCTCCAACGGCGTGTACCAGGGCTTTGTCTGGACCGTCCCGGAGGAGGCCGAGGTGCCGGTGTTCGACGGCCGGGACGAGGTGGACAACCCGGACGACCCGGACGGGGAAGCACCGGAGTCCATCGCCTGGTGGGACATCGACCACCTGAAGGACAACCCGGCCGTCCGTACGGAGCTGTCCGGGGACCTGGAGCGCGTCCTGAACGCCCTGAAGGGCGGGAAGTGACTGGGGACCTCCTGAAGGCCGTGGCGGACGCCCTGACGGCCTTGGAGCGCCTCGGTGCCCGGCCGGTGATCCGGCACGGGGCGCTGCTCACCGACCACGGTTACGTCGTCCCCAACGAGGACGGCTCCTGGTCGGCCTGCCTGAAGGTGGCCGACCCGGACTGGGTGGCCGTGGGCGACCCCGAGGACGACTGAAGGGCCCCAACTCCTCTCGGAGCTGGGGCCCTTCGGGCTTCCGGTCAGGCTAGGCGCACCCCGAAGAACGCTTCCCGGGTCACCGGGGCGTAGTAGCCGTCGGTGTCCCCGATGCCCTCGGAGACGTAGCGGCGGTACTCCGCCTCCTGCGCTTCGGTGAGGGTGGTCACCGGCTTCTCGCAGTGGCCGCAGGTGACGCGCTGGCTGCTGTGGGCGTGGCCGCAGGCGTAGATGGAGTCCACCGAGAAGGTGCGGCCGGAGGCGGTGCGGACCCGGCGGCCACCGGCCGTCAGCTCCAGACCCTCCACCACGAACTTCGTGCCGTCCACCGGGGCCTTCACCGCCGCCTCCAGGCGGTGGGTGCGGACGATCTCGCCCGTCCCGTTCTCCAGCCGGACCTCAGCCTCCAGAACCACGTGGGTGCCGGTGACGGAGCGGGTGGTGTAGCCGGTCACGATGCCCTCCAGGTAGGCCAGGTTGCCGGTCTTGGTGCTGCCGGTGATGGCGATGACCCGCTGTCCGACCTGGGTGTCCGCGACCTTGATCATGGTGGGCTCCTTCGTTCGTTCCGTTTCCTGCTGACAAGAAGAACACTACACGATGCTGTAGACAGTGTCTATAGCCTCCGACCTGCATCTTTTCTGCTCAAAACGAGGGGAGCTGGCGTGGCAGCCACTCTGACCGGCTCCGGGGAGCTGACCCAGTCGTACTTCAGCTTCCCGATCGTGAAGACCGAGACCACCCCCGACGGTGACGTGGTCGTGTACGGCAAGGCTTCGGACGGGTCGGTGGACTCGGACGAGCAGATCGTGGACCCGGACTGGATGGCCAAGGCCGTGCAGGACTGGCTGGCCACCGGGGCCAACGTCCGCGTCCAGCACAACCCCCAGCGCGACCCCGCCGGGGTCGGCATCGAAGCCACCACCGACGCCAATGGCGACACCTGGGTGAAGTCCCTGGTGGTGGAGCCCACCGCCAAGCTGCTGGTGCAGAAGGGCGCGCTGCGCGCCTACTCGGTCGGCATCGGCCGCCCCAAGGTGGTCCGGGACCCCGTCGCACGCGGCGGCCGGATCACGGACGGGGAGCTGGTGGAGATCAGCCTGGTGGACCGCCCCGCGAACAAGAACTGCGGGGTCCAGCTGGTGGCCAAGAACGCGGGCACCGGCCAGCTGGAGTTCACCGGCAAGGTCTTCGGCCAGGCCCCCGCCGAGCCGGAGCCGGTGGCCAAGAGCCACTCCCACTTCACCCCGGCCGACCTGGCCAAGCTGCTGGAGCACCGCCGGGTGGCCGAGGAGCTGGCCGCCAAGCGGCAGATGGACCCGGACGTGGGCGGGGGCGTGGACCGGGACAAGATCCCCGCCGCCGACTTCGCGGGCCGGGACCGTTCCTTCCCGATCGTCAAGCCGGGCGATGTGGCCGACGCTGCCGCGTCCATCGGGCGCGCCGGGCCGGACAACTACAGCTCGGACGAGCTGCGCCGTCGCATTACCTCCATCGCGCGCCGGAAGGGGCCCGAGTTCGTGGCTGAGCTGCCCGAGAAGTGGAAGGACGAGATGACCGGGAAGGCCGAGGCCACCGAGGTCACCGAGGACGAGACCGTGGCGAAGGGCAAGCCCTTCCCCGGTGCCAAGAAGCCGTTCGGCGGTGAGGACTCCGACGGCAAGGACACCGACGGGGACGGCTCGGACGTGGACGAGGACGAGGAGGGCGACGCCAAGCCCGCCAAGGCCAAGGCCACCAAGGGCCTGAAGGACTGCGGCAAGTGCGGAAAGTCCTACGACGCGGACGCCAAGTTGCGCCGCTGTGAGGGCTGCAACGCCAAGCTGCCCAAGGCCAACAAGGCCAACAAGGGCAACAAGGCCCCCGTGGTCGCCAAGGGCGACGACGTGGTGTGCCTGGGCTGCGGCCACTCCATGGACGAGGACGACAAGTTCTGCTCCGAGTGTGGCAAGGGCAACCCCTCGTTCGAGTCCGCCAAGAAGTCCGCCGAGGAGGCCGACGTGGAGAAGACCGCCGAGGCGGCCGAGGTGGAGAAGGGCAAGCCGACCCCCGGCGCTGGCGTCACGGGCGCGGCGGCTGCCGCCATCCAGCCGGTGCCCGCCCACCGGGAGCCCGACGGGGCGGCCATCGAGTCGTTCGAGCATGACGCGGGTCTGCCCACCGACCCGGACCCCGAGGTGCTGGCCGCCATGCGGGTCAAGTCCGTGGGCGCGCCGCTGGACCTGGGCGCGCTGCACGACACCCTGTGCTGCGCCTTCCCCCCGGCCGCCGTGGACCGGGCGCACCCGTCCTTCAAGGGCGCGGACGCGGTCAACACCGACCACTGGATGCAGGTCGCCATGGAGGCGTCCGCCAACGCCCCGCTGGACCAGGCCACCAAGGCCGCCCAGCTGTGGCAGCACGCGGTCACCCTGAAGGGCCTGGCCCCCGAGGAGCTGGCGGAGCTGCGCGAGGAGCTGCACAAGTCCTTCCAGGACGCCAACCCCGGCCCGGGCAGCTTCCCCCAGCCCACCGAGCTGAACCCCACCCGGTTCCGCCGTCCGGCGCTGACCGCCGGTCAGGCCGCCCCGAGCCCCGGCGCGGGAGCCCCCACCAGCCACCCGGTGCCCACCGAGCACATCACCGCCGCCCAGTTCAACCGGGGCCCGCTGACGGCCGGTCAGGCCAGCCAGAGCCCGGCCAACAAGGGCATGCAGCGGACGTTCTACACGAACGCCGGGCGGGAGGCGGCCCGGGAGGCCATGTCGGCCCTGCACGACCACATCGCCCAGACCTTCCCGGGCCTGTGCTCCCTGACCAACGCCCTGGCCGAGCCCGCCGCCGAGGCGCGGCCGGTGCCGGAGCCGGTGGGCAAGGCCGAGGACACCACCGAGACGGTGACCAAGAGCGAAAACGAGACCAAGGCCCAGCGCAAGCTGGCCAAGGCGCTGAAGTCGGTGAACGCGGCCCGGGCGGAGCTGGGGCTGCCGGAGCTGGACGAGGCCGCCCTGGTGGCGCAGAAGGCTGCGGAGC